ATATATTTCAGGCATACCATATTTCAACACAGGTACACCACAACTATGGTGGCAGAACGTTACAATCAATAGTTGGATTGGACAAACATGGAACAACACAGCCAACGTGGCATTTGTTGTAACCGGTACAGTTAAAGAAGGATCCTCTGGTAATGTAATATTAGCTAATGCTCACCCATACGCAAGTTTAAGTAATGTCAGTAGTCCAGCATTGGCCAGTGGCACCCCTATCGCAGGCACGGGCAACGTATCAGCTTACAGTGCCGGTAACCTAACAGTAGCCGTTAATCAAACCAGTGTGCGTAGTATAGCTAACTTAAGAATCGTAGTAACTAATGTAAATGGCACTAGTGCTTATGCTGAAACTGGAGTTAATGTCCAAGTTCATACCGCAAGCCAGAGTGGTATCAGTGAAATCGCTATCTCAGCCAACACATCAGCTAATACTAATCCAGCGGTGCGTAGTACATACTTCTTAGCCAACACCATACATACTCCACTGTATGCAAGACTGACAAACTTTATGACAGCACCAAATGTCTACACAGAAACAGCAGACCCAGGTGTGGCAGGAACCAAAGAAGCAACTATCCGTATTGGTGTGTTGAAATGGTCAGCAAACAATTACAGCACAGGTTATCTACCAGTAGGTCCAGATCGCAGCAGTGATGGCACTAGCTACCAATACTTTACCATGGGCTTCCAACGCACTGGCGTTTCAAACTTTAACTTGAATATCGTAGCACCAGCTGGTGTTGCTGGTGTATGGGTAGCGGCTCCAGGTACAACGATCGACTCAACCAGTGGACTCAATGGTTGGTTGATAGCGTCAACTAGCTACGCTGGTAGTGGCATCCCAGGAAGTAATACAGGCGCAGGTGGCAATGGCAGTGATGGTTGTGGTAGCGGCGCACTGATCGCGGCCAACGTGGCCTTAAGCGGAACATTTACGATGACTCTAGGAACAGTTAGTATGTCATCAGCAACTAACAACGTTGCACTAATTAGAATAGCTCTTGCAAGTGGACAAACAGTTTCCACATTGGCGGTGTCATAATGGCTCAGAACGCATCAGATAGCCAAAAAGTCGACTACCTTTGGAAGAAGATAGTCTACGGTGCAGCCAAGACTGATATCTCTGGCAATATTGACGCGACTAACGAACCTAATCCTAGTCCACTACAGATACGTGCTGATAGAATATTGCAGGATTCTGGAAGCATTCTCGGAGTCATTCCTGCCAGTAACAGCAGTGTGGTAACAGTTTATCCAACTACATTCCCTGTAGAATGTACTAGCACAGCAGCTATTCCAACACCAACGTTAACTTGGCAAACAGGCCGTACATTCTGGGTACCACCAGAGTTTGGTTCAACATATCAGATCAAAGTTTATATAGCACCAAGTGGTAATGCCGCAAACGTAGCATCAAAAGGCACACAGGTATTTGCCACAGGTAGTGGCTATAACGATCTATGGGTATTTGACTATCAATCAGGTATCTTAAACTTTAACAGCAACAATACACCATATGCCAGTGGTGCACCAATCAGCTTTACAGGCAACAGTGTTTACATCAGTGGTGCTGTTTATGCAGGCGCATTTGGTTTACCAACAGCAGGCAATCTAACAGCTGGTGTTACAGGTAATATTACATTCAGTAATACCACTATATCAACGGCATTTACTAACGGTAATATTTACTTTAGTCCAACTGGTACAGGCACAGTTCAATTCACAGGAAATTTAGGCATTGGATTACCTTACGGCACGAATGCCACTAGACCAACCAATCCAATTATTGGTTATACAAGATTTAACACAGCAAGACAAAGTATTGAGTATTGGGATGGAAGCCAATGGCTAGCACCCGGTGAGGCTGTGATCAGTTCGCAGATAATCAATCCCGACGGCGCAGCGAATGTCTTTAATTTAAGCAGTAATACAACCACAACGGGTGTTCTTGTAAGTATCAATGGTACCTTACAACAACCAACAACCTCATATAATATTGAGGGTAATAATCAAATAAGATTTACTGAAATTCCTCTGACCACAGACACCATCGAAGTCAGATATATTTCTATCGGTGCTACAACTGTAGGCGGACTACAATATGGGTCAACTACCTATGTTACTTTAGATTCAGCAAATGTCAACATCATTGGTAATATACAAACCACTGGATTCTATAATAATCTAGCTAATAATCTATTACCTAATCTTGCTACTGTAACCATTGATAGTTACAGTAGCAGTTCTTATAGGACTGCAAAATATGTTGTCCAAGCAGTTCAAGCAAGTGATGTACAGAGTTATGAAACACTGGTAACACACAATAATACCACCGCAGTGACTACAACATACGGGGTTCTTACCATTGGTAATAGTCTAGGAAACGTATCTGCTACTATAATAGGCAATAACGTGCAGGTACAGTTCACACCAACAACAGCTAATACATATCTAACGGTCAGTAGAAATTTCTATCCGCTTTAATTTTTCAAAGTTTGGCTAAATACTACTAATAAACACACATCAAACGCCCCAGGGGATATGGAACCGCAGGCTGTAAACATAGTGTAGAAATATATTATAATTGCGGAGCTAAGGCCATACCATGCCAAATTTAACACGAATACTTAATAATCAGATCACCAATAGCACGATCATTGCTAGTCAAAAGGTCGCTGCAGGATCGATTACAGGCACATTATTTTCTAGTAACATTACAGTACCGGGTGACTTCTTAATCTCTGGTAACTTGTTTGTACTAGGTTCTAGTTCATACACAACCATAGCAAGTACCAATACCTACGTCAATGACCCATTGATCGTATTAAACAACGGTTTTGCTGGTAGTAATACCTATGACGAGGGTCTGATTTTTAATCGTGGCTCAAGTACTAACCAAGCACTTATTTGGAGTGAATTCTTTGGTGAATTCCGCCTTGTTGCTACTAGTGAAACAGGCACAACCTACGGTAATGTCAATGGTTCAGGACTAGTCCGACTAAGCGTTGGTAGCTTAAATGTTCCAGGTACAGCAAATATTGGCTCACTAGCATTGTCGGGTGGTATTACTGCAACCAGCTTAAACGTTTCAGGTAATGTATTAGCCGCAGGCGGCGTATATAATGCCCTAACCGTAAACGGCAACGAAACTGTAACTGGCTACTTGAATGTAATTGGTAACGTGCTAGCCACTGCTGGTGTATTTAACGCCCTAACCGTAAACGGTAACGAAACCGTAACTGGCTACTTGAATGTAACTGGTAACGTACTATCAGCAGGTGCAATACATAATTATTTAGATGTAAATGGCAACGTTGACCTAGGTCTGACAGGACAAGTTAGTGGTTCGTGGATTAATGTCATTGGTAATATCACACAATCAACATCGGGTGGTGCTGTTTACTTTAATACCACCGGTAATGTAATTGCTGCAGTTGGTCAATTTGGTTCCATCAACTCAACCGGTTTTATTAATACTAGTGGTAACATTAGTGCTGCAGTTTCTACAGCAGGTAGTTATAACACTACTGGTAATATCTTAGCCGCAGGGGCAGTAGTAAATGCTCTAACAGTGAACGGTAATGAGTCAGTAACTGGCTACTTGAATGTAACTGGTAACGTCCTGGCCGCAGCCGCGGTAGTAAATGCCCTAACCGTAAACGGTAATGAGTCAGTAACTGGTTACTTGAATGTAACTGGTAACGTCATGGCTAGTGCTATCATTGGTGCTAGCTTAAATGTTTCAGGTAACGTATTGGCTACTGCTGGCGTATATAATGCCCTAACCGTAAACGGTAATGAGGCAGTAACTGGTTACTTGAATGTAACTGGTAACGTCATGGCTAGTGCTATCATTGGTGCTAGCTTAAATGTTTCGGGTAATGTATCAACAGCACAATTAAATGCAGGACAAATCAATACGACTGGTAATGTGCTAGCCACTGCTGGTGTATTTAATGCCCTAACCGTAAACGGTAATGAGTCAGTAACTGGTTACTTGAATGTAACTGGTAACGTCATGGCTAGTGCTATCATTGGTGCTAGTTTAAATGTTTCAGGTAACATATTATCAACTGGTGCAGTAGTAAATGCCCTAACTGTAAACGGCAACGAAACTGTAACTGGCTACTTGAATGTAACTGGTAACGTATTGGGCTCAGCTGGTACATTAAACACACTAGCACTTAACAGCGCAACAAATACAACTGGTCAAGGAACTGGTGCATTACAAGTTGCTGGTGGCGCGAGTTTTGCCAAAGACGTTTGGACTGGTGGTAACTTATTCGTCAGCAACATCATTGGTGTTCAAGCCAACGTTATCACAGTTGAAGATCCGTTACTATACCTAAGACCAAATGTCACAACACCATACAATTATGATATTGGTTTCTACAGTGCATTCACTGGTACAGGTCTGGGCACAATCAACCAATATCAACACACAGCAGTATTCCGTGATGATACAGACAACACTTGGAAATTTGTAAGTAACCTTGCTGAACCAAGTGCAAGCTATATCACCCTTGATGCTACTACCGTCTTTGATCCAATCAAAGCTGGTAACTTAAATCTAGTCAATACAACAGCATCAACTACAACAGGTACAGGTGCATTGATAGTAGCTGGTGGTGCAGGTATTGCTGGTGCAGTCACAGCAGGATCATTTAACACAGCTGGTAACGTAATTGGTGGATTGGGACAATTCGCAGCTATTAATAGTACACCAATTGGTAACGCAACTCCAAGCACCGGCGTATTTACAACTGTTACTGCTGGTGCTGTAAGTTCAGGATTCATTGGCAACACAGGCACTGCCTTTACAGGTGCTAGCCTAAATGTTTCGGGTAACGTGTTGACTGCTTCATTAAGTGCAGGTCAGATCAATACCACTGGTACACTAACTGCTGGTCAAATTAATACTAGTGGTAACGTATTAGCCTCATCGGCTGTGTTTAATACTGCATCAGTAAACGGAAACTTAACGTTAGGTGCAGCGTTGATAGTTGGTGGTACCGGTGGAGCATCAGGCCAATACCTACAATCAACTGGCATAGGCCTACAATGGTCATCTGCTATAATTCCAAATCAAATTTCATCAAGTGGTAGCAATGTTACAGTTACACAAAATTATGTTAACGTAGCTATCAACAGCAGTAACGTAGCTTCATTTACGGCCGCTGGATTAAACAACACAAATATTGGTGCTACGGCTCCGGGCAGTGGTGTATTTACTAATATAATAACAGGCAACGTACTTTCAGGATTCATTGGTAACACAGGCACAGTGTTTACTGGTTCTAGCTTAAACGTTTCAGGTAACGTATTGGCCGCAGCCGCAGTAGTAAATGCCCTAACCGTAAACGGTACAGCCACAGCCACTACGTTCAGTGGTGCAGGTACTAGTTTAACTGGCACAGCCAGTAGTTTAAGCATTGGTGGGTCAGCTCCAGCTGGTTCATTGACTGGTGCTACTCTAGCTTCAGGAGTTACAGCAAGTAGCTTAACGTCACTTGGCTCATTATCAGCATTAACAGTCAATGGTACTACCTTACTCAATGGTCCTACATCAGTCACAAATTTAACAGATACAACAAGCCTGGCAACTGGTGCTTTAATAGTCACTGGTGGTACAGCAGTGGGCTATTCATTATGGGTTGGTAAAGGCGCAGTTATCAACAGCACACGATCCGCAGAAGCCTTCCAAGTCTATGGTGCGACTGGCAATAATGGTTTGATCTATGCACAAACTTCTAAGAGTGCAATAGCGTTCAGTGATACTGGTAATGTCCTAGTACAAGATGGCGTGATAGCTAAATTTGACAGTGATGGTGCTATCGTTCTTCCGGTTGGTGCTACTTCTAGACGTCCAGGTACGGCAGGTAATGTTGATGTAGCTGGTATGTTACGTTTCAACAGCACTATCAGCAACATGGAATTCTATGATGGCAGTGTTTGGCAATCAGCTGGTAGCTCATTTACAATCATCAGTGATCGACAATTCAGCGGTAACGTAGGCGGCGGCTATGGTAACGTTGACGGTACTAATACCAGCTTTACGCTACAAGCAAACGCAACTACATCGGGCACGATAGTAAGTATAAATGGTATCATGCAGTTCCCAACACTGGCTTACTCTGTAAGTGGAGCAACTTTAACGTTTACAGAACCACCCGCACCAGATGATGTGATCGATGCACGTATACTAACAACCACAACCACAGTAAGTTCAGTGACCAGCGGTAATGGTTTAAATCAATTTACTGTTGACGGTCTCTATGCTAACATACAAACTGGTACTTCAATATCAACACCGCGTATCAGTGTAAACAATGATGGTAATATCAGCATTCCAAATGGTTCGCCGATAATCTACAATCAAAGTAATATTACAGCACAAGGTACTAATCTTCGACTACTTGATAGCTTTAGTACAAATACATATCACACAGCCAAGTATTTGATACAGATCAGAGATGGTTCTAATATAGAAAGTGCTGAAGTATTATTAGGTCAAGACGGTACTAACGTAAGCATTACAACTTACGCTGTGATTGCTCCAGGCGGTGTATTAGGTACATTCCAATCTAATATCAGCAGTGGTATTGTTAGATGGTTCTATACGCCAGGAATTAGCACTTATGCTAATATTAAAGTACAAACAACTTACATTGTATAAGAGCTTATAAATGCTGAATATCAATAAAAAATATAGAACCGAATATAATGGTGAAGACATCATTGTTGAACGTAGACAAGAAAATCAACAATGGCATGCTATAACAGAACATGTTCCAAATGCGATCACAAACAATCAGATCAGTGGCCGTGCTGTTGTTATAGGCAACGGTCCTAATCGCCTAGGATTTGATTTGAACAATCTAAAAAAACCACAAGGCTTGTTAGGAAGTAAAACGGTTCAGACCTACGGCTGTAATGCACTTTACAGAGATTTTACTCCTGACTTTTTAGTAGCGGTCGGTAACAATGGTATCATCCCTGAGATAGCTAACAATAGTTTTGTGGTCAACAATATAGTGTATACTAATTCTATACACCTATTAGAACATCCTAATAAATTTTATCTAATTCCAATGGATCCATATGCTGATTCTGGCACAACAGCGGCATATATTGCAGCATTTGATGGACATAAGCAAATCTATTTAATTGGGTTTGATGGCCAAGAGGTAGAAGTAGAAGGATATAATCATAATATCTATGCTGATACCAACGGGTATGATGCTACATTGGATTTTGAAATAGACGAGAACAAATGGATTGACAATCGCCGCCAGTTATTTGATGTCTACGATGATGTTGATTTTGTTTGGGTTACTCCACACGGTCGTAATTTAATTCCCGAAAAATTAAAATGGTGCAGTAATTTTAGACAAATCAGTTTCCGTGATCTTGTCTTAGAGTGTGATCTATAAAACTGTTTCTAAAGTCTTAATCTTTTCCACAACCGCAGTAAAATTAATAGTACGCCACACACCTGGGTGTAAGGGTTTAGGATGATCTTCTAATGCCACCCAACAATATCCACGGTGCTCGTAATTTAGCACAGGAACAAATTCGTCTTCCATAGGAATCAAAAAAGTGTGATAACTAAAGTGTCCGTTATCGCTGGTAAATTTTTCTATGGGAATAACCTTGACGTTACGGAATTCATATCCTAATTCTTCACTAAGCTCACGAGTCAGTGAATCAAGTAGTTGTTCATTAGCATCAATCTTACCACCAGCTAATCCCCATGTGCCTGAATATTTACTAGAATTACGCAGTAAAAAAAGATATCTATGGGTTGAGATAGAATAGATGAAAGTACCTACTCCTTCTATATGACCAGTGTCCAAAGTCCTTCCTTGTATTCGCCTTCCCAGCTTTTTACCCATTGATTTTGATACCACTTGTATTGAGTTCCAGTATTGAGATTACTTACATACTGTAACATCGTATCAGTGCGGCTGTCAAATGAAACAATCCAATGTGTGCCATTGTATTGAATAATATCGTTGGCATGGGCCACTAGTTGGGCACCATCAGAACCTGTCCATATCGGTGCTCCGTTACCTGGAGCATTATTGTAACTACCAATATCATTTAAAATTAAATATCTGGTACCATTAACTGCTGATTGTGCCAAACTAATAGCAGATGATTTATTAGGATCAACGATAGCATCAATTGGGGCAAGTGTATTACCGGGTTTAGTATCTATGTCAATATTAAAAATTAATAAGGTGTCGTCTGTAGGATGATAACTTACGGTTCCGATGACTTCGCTGATACCATCTTCTTGTAATAATCTAACCTGACTGATACCATTTTGTAATTCACCATAGACACTAATTAAACTGCGCCAAATATCTTTAGTACCTACTTTTACTGGTGTTTCTAATGTTGGTTCTCGAGGAGATTCTAACTCGCTAATTTTTAACAATGTCAGCTGATTACCGATTAATAGTACTCCGTACATCATTGGAGTGAAGTACTGACGATTACCTAAGAGGTTTGTATCATTGAGCACAGCATCATTTAAATTACCATCACTGTCATGTATGCTGGCAATAATCTTTTGAATAACACCAAGTTTCTTAATCTTAGCTGGAGGACTGATCCACACAGGCAATTTAAATGTTAATGTAGCGACATCAATGGGATTTTCTGTGCCAATTGGTACACTACGACTAGTCCAATTTGGCGAATCAAGATACACCACGCTCAAACTAGTCCAATCGATATAGTTGTCTGTTGACTGTATTTCTAATGCCGGATTAAATAACACCATCAACTGTTCTAATAGTTGTAATTTTTGTTTAGTGTTACTAGTCCAAATATCTAATTTTAAATCTAAGGTATATGGAACAGGCATCAATCGCTCAATGCTAAATGCATTACCTTGTCGATTTTCATATTCCATGGTATCTTCATTGTAGTAACGCTCTCTGATATTCATTTTACCAACGAATGTAGGATCCTGTACACGATCGCGATCATAGGTTATATTATTAATATAAACTGCCATGGCTGGAACAGTTGGTGTAGCATTCTCACTGACATTTGTTAGTATCTGTGCCACCTGGCGACTGCCGTCACCGTAGTAAACGGGCACACGTTGGTAGGTAATGTTGTTATTACGATCTGCACCAAATTCAACTTGGAATCCGCTGACTATACGAATGAACTGTGCTAGGAATCGTTCAATCTGACCATCATAAAAATATTGCTGATTAGCTGCCATTATATATTATCCGATGAAGGACGCAAGGCTTGACTCAAGCTCTGACGTTCGTTGATTACATGTCTGTAGACTGTGTATTCTAATACCCCACCAATTGGTAATGGGCTGCCATCTGCTACTGTAGCACTTGAAACAGTACCAGTTAGGTTGCCTGCTAGTGTATAAATTGCACTTGAGGCGTTGGCACTGATCACAGTCCAACTACCGTTGAACGCTGTAGATCCTGCTACACCGCTGACGATAATATTTTGTCCAACCACAAATGGTGTTACTGATTGACTTGCAAATCTTACTGTGGCATTACCACCAGTAGCAATTGCTGATGTTAGTCTTAGTTTCCTTGGATATGTTGGTCCTGTGATACTAAATGCTATGTTGCCGCTGCTATTACTCATAGTATTTTCAATTGGCAATCCGTTTAGTCGAGTTCTAACACCATAGGTGCTGTTGTAAGGAACTTTAACGACAACGGTCTTAGTACTCAGAGTAAATGATAGTGTAGCCGCATTAGCTGGTGGCGTATATGGTGTTGAAATACGTATCGCGTCCCAGGCCGCACTATTACTCATGAATTTACCAGTGTCATTGATAAAGCCGCTTAATTGTGTTTGATTTTCTGTACCTGGTGTCAAGTTGGTTCTCACTGAATCCTCTACTTTAACCCAACGACGTCCATCATAACGGAATAGTCTATTAGGAATATAATCTAAACGTAGATAGTAATCGCCTTGACCTGGTGCATTTGGGAAAGCGATACCTGCAGCAACTGTTGAGCCGTTTGGTGGTAATGCATCACCAGTTAGGTATCCTTCTACCTTAACAGCACTGGTTAATGTCTGCGCACTAGCATCATGATTAGTGTCACTAGCATCATCAGTGATTACACTGGCATTTAACGCACCTGGATCAACTGGATAACCATATTGGTCTACAGTTTCTGTATAGATAGCAGTAGTATCATATCCACTCTTAGGTACGTCTTGCTCTGCACGTGTAACAATAGCATCATTGATTTCAATGTATTTGTTATAGGTGCTGATAACTTCACCTAGAGTACTTGTATTATCACCACTGTCGGTCGCTGGTAAGTTATCGAGTATGTCTTTGTATTCTTGGCTGTCTACTAGTGGTTGTAATTTACAACGCCATAGGTGTGGCCAATAGGTAGCTGCAAATCCTTCTGCGGCACGAGTAGCATCATTGATCACATAGAAACGTTTGAGTGCGGCACCTACACCTTCATCCAATGGATAATAGTCAATTAGATTTGGCATTTCTAGCACATCGCCTACCATGAGCTTGCGTCCAATAACATCAATCATGTCATCATAGTGGAACACAGAAAACATGGTGTCGCCGGTTAGGAACAGGCCAAACTGTTGTAGATCAAAGTCATTGTCGTTTATGCGATAGATAGTTCGCATGGTATAGACACTGGTGTCATACTTGCGATCACGGTTTTCTAAGAATAGTAGATCTTGGATTCCTGTTATAGATGTAGCACCACCAGGTTCTGTAGCACTGGAATTGGCCTGTGCCAATGGACCTAAATATTTGTGGACATAGACATCAACGCCACCCACGGTGAACATTTCACTCATTGTCTTATTGATGAACTTGTCGTCGTTGCCTTTGGTTGGCTTATAAAGTGATAATCTTGGCATTACTTAATCCTATTATCTAGTATTTATCGACATTGACAAGCTAGCCAAAATGTGTTATACTTGTATCATGGCTGAAATTACTCAGAGTTTAGATTGGGCACAAGTTCAAATTGAACTAGAAGCACCT